CTAAAGATGAACAAGGAGTAGGCACAGGTATGGTCGGTGCACCTGCTTGTGGTGACGTAATGAAGCTACAAATTAAAGTAGACGAAACCACAGGAATTATTCAAGATGCCAAATTTAAAACGTATGGTTGTGGAAGCGCGATTGCGTCGAGTTCGCTCGTTACTGAATGGCTCAAAGGAAGAACGCTTGACGAAGCGCAACAGATTAAGAATAGCGAAATTGCTACTGAGCTTGCCCTCCCCCCTGTTAAGATTCATTGTTCGATACTTGCAGAAGATGCGATCAAAGCGGCCGTAAATGATTACCGTAACAGACAAAGCCAAAACAAAGATCAAGCACTTGCTTAAGAATAGAGGCAAGGGTGTAGGAATTCGACTAGCAGTTAAAACTACTGGTTGCAGTGGTTTGGCATATGTGTTAGAATATGTAGACGAGTATGAAGCAGAAGTTGGAGTTACAAATTTTGCTACAGATGATTTTGTAATATTAGTAGATGCAAAGTCTTTAGTATATCTAGACGGATTAACTATAGACTGGGTAAAAAATGGATTAAATGAAGGGTTTGATTTTGTTAACCCAAATGAACGTGACCGTTGTGGTTGCGGAGAAAGTTTTAGAGTATAAAAATGAGTAAACAACAATATAATTTAACAACAAAGACAGACTATCTTAATCGTAAGATGTTCTTGGATCCGGCAGGTCCTGTTACTATTCAACGATTTGAAGAAGTAAAATATAATAAAATTGTAGACTTTGAAAAGACAGCCCGTGGATTCTTTTGGGTCCCAGAAGAAGTTAGTCTAACCAAAGATGCAAATGATTTTAAGGAAGCATCAGATGCGGTTAAACATATCTTCACTAGTAACCTGCTTAGGCAAACTGCTCTTGACAGTCTGCAAGGTCGCGGCCCAAGTCAAATCTTTACTCCGGTCGTAAGCCTTCCAGAATTAGAAGCATTGGTCTATAACTGGAGTTTCTTTGAAACTAATATTCATTCACGCAGTTACAGTCACATTATCCGTAACATCTATAACGTGCCTAAGGAAGTATTCAACACTATCCATGACACCAAAGAAATTGTAGATATGGCCAGTAGTATTGGCAAGTATTATGATGACTTGCATAAGTTTAACTGCATTAAAGAGATTGATAGTGATCCTAACAACTCTCCCGAAGAAGGACATATCAAAGCAATCTATCTAGCCTTACACGCAAGTTACGCATTAGAAGCTTTCCGCTTTATGACATCATTTGCTACAAGTCTAGCAATGGTTGAGAACAAGATCTTTATCGGTAATGGCAACATTATTAGCCTAATTCTACAAGACGAATTGCTACACAAAGGATGGACTGCTTATATTATTAATCAGGTAGTCAAAGAAGATCCACGATTTGCCAAGGCAGCACAAGAGTGTCAAGATGAAGTAATTCAAATTTACAAAGATGTTATTGCAGAAGAAAAAGCCTGGGCCGACTATCTGTTTAAACTAGGCCCAGTGATTGGTCTTAATGCTAATATTCTAAAAGAGTTTGTTGACTTCACAGCTCACGGTTCTCTAAAGGATATTGGTATTAAGTATTGGAATCCACATCCAAAGACTACTCCTATTCCTTGGTTTAACAAGCACACTGATACTAGTAAGAAACAGAGTGCATTACAAGAAACAGAATCTACAAGTTATGTTATTGGTGTTATGTCAGATAATCTCGACTACGACGCTCTACCAGCTATATAATAAACTATGTATAAAGCTCAATTCAAAAGAAAATCACCTTACGAGTCTTGGACAACTATAGGAACCTATGGCAGCGAACAAGCTGCTATAAGTGCTGCCCTTCAATATAAAAATAAAGGTATGCTCCTAGTTAGAGTCACAGACAAGACGGGTGCTGTAATATACTCAAATTAAAGGAAACAAGAAATGAAAGCGATTGTATGGAGTAAGTATCATTGCCCCTATTGCGATCAGGCCAAAGCATTGCTCACACAAAAGGGAATTGCATTTGAAGAACGCAAAATTGGAGACGGGTATTCAAAAGAGGATTTATTAGAAGCTGTGCCTACCGCACGTACAGTTCCACAGATCTTTTTAGACGAAGAATTAGTAGGCGGATTTACTGAATTAAAAGCGAGGTTAGCAAATGTTAATTGAAAAAGGTGTAGCAGAAGGTGATGTTGTAACACTTAAACTTACAAGTGGTGAGGAAATACTTGGAAAGTTAGTTGAGGACGGTGCTCTTTATATTAAATTAAATAGACCTATGGTCCTTACAGCAGGGCAACAAGGTCTTGGAATGGCTCCATATTTGTTTACTGCCAATCCAGATAGAGATGTACGCATTTTTAAAAATACAGTTGTTGTATTTGAGCCAACTCTTAAAGAGTTTTCTGACAGTTATATTCAAGGAACTACAGGTATTAAATTGGCTTAAATAGTAGTATGGCGAATTCTACAGTTAATCCGAGTCCAGCAGCAGGCAATAGTCCTAGCGGTCCTTATAGTCCTACTGCTCATACCCATCCGTATACCGCAATTACAGGGCTACGGTTTGACGGTAATGGTCGTGTTGAACCTACATACGATTCTAGCAATGTGTTTGCTAACGGTGTACCAATTGCATTGTATAATGCAAACGCAACTGACGGCAGCTTTTCCGCTCCAGCGGTTCCTAAGGTAACTGTAGTTGCCGCTGTGCAAAACGTAGAAGGCGACGAAGATAACACATCTGGTAAAAAGGAAGCTGATAGGTTCCTAGCAGAAGGTCGTATTACCAAAGACGACTACGCTAAAATAACAACAACTCCAACACCAAAGGGAGAAGGAGTTAAACCTGGTGCACCAAAGGCTGGAAAACCATCTGCGGAAGTAACAGGTGATATTAGTTATTCAACAGTATTAACTCCGGGAGGAACTACTCTTGGAGCAATGATTAAAAATGTTACTTTTCCAAGAACTATTCAACAACTAGCGGACAACGTTAAAGGATTACCTCCTCAGAGTATAGTTAACAATCTTGCTGCTCTTGCGTTGAATGTTGTAGAACCAATCAAAGCACATTATAAAAATGCGTTCTTAACCAACAGCTATAGACACGGTTCGAATCAAGCACAACACGGTACTGGCCAGGCCTGCGATATACAGTTTAGAGGTGTGCCTGCTCATGATTATTTTGATATTGCTGTGTGGATTAGTAAAAACATTCCTTACGATCAGTTATTATTAGAATACCTACCAGGAAAGACTGTGTGGATACACATCAGTTATGCCATACCAGGTTTACCTTATGGTGGACAAACTGTTCGAGGAACTAAACCAATTAACGCTCTTGCAACATTAAACGGAGCGGCTGGAGGAAAATTTACTCCAAACTTACATCAGGACATTCTTGTCTCTGCATTACCTAACAAAGTAGTAGCTGCTTAATATGAAAAAATTTCTTTGGACAACTCTAGGCTTCTTGTCTCTTGGCATGGCCTACATTGGAGTAATAACTCCTGGCATTCCGTATTCACCGTTTGTGGTGTTTGCTGCTTACTGTTTCAGTAAAGGCAGTGAACGTATGCATCGATGGATATATAATCACAAGATCTTTGGACCATTCTTAACTAACTGGGGACAGAAACGTGTGTTCCCTACAAAGATGAAATTCTTTATGTTAGGTATGATGAGTCTAAGTTTAATTTTAATGTTTACAGGCGGAGTAAAACCAATTGGTATTATTAGTACTGCAATATTTATGGCCCTTGTTGCCGTTTGGGCTTGGCGTTTTCCTGGGAGTGTTGAAGAACACCAAAGAAGAGTTGATAACAATGAAAGGATAGGATGGCTAAAATAACCTTAGACGAATTAATTGATATTGCCTTTGCTCACGAAGAAGGCGACCCATTTGATTGGGGTGCATTCAAACAAGGCAAAACAGAAGCAATGCGTATGATTGGTGCAAGTATCCTTGAACAATTTGATAAAGAAGATATCACTGACGCTGATCGATTAATCCTATTAGCAACTATTACTAAATTAGTAACAGAGAATATGATCTTACATACAAAGATTATAGGAATGACAAAGAATGAAGTGTGAACAAGGTGACATTGCCAAAATCATTATGAGCCTACGTCCTCAGAACATAGGCAAAACTGTTTTGGTAGAAAATTATATTGGACACTTTAAACAAGGTGAAGAATTTGATTTTCGCGGCATTGTATGTAAGGCACAAATTACGGATCATTATTGGTGGATTAGTACCGACCACGGACTCCAAAATATGCTAGGCGATACGCCCAAAGCATACATCCCGGACACTTGGCTTGACCCATTACGTCCAAATAAACTTAGCCAAAAAGAAGAAGAAACTGTTGACCTAACTGCTTAATGGCAGCATAATAAACGTATGCGCTAGTAGCTTAGTGGCAGAGCCGGAGCTTCTAAACCTCTTGTGTCGTGGGTTCGATTCCCACCTAGCGCACCAAAGGATTTATATGCAGTTTAAAACCAAAGAAGAAGCAGAAGCATTTATCCGTAAGATTATGGGTCCACCAAAACGTAGACTAGAAGGTGCTGAACACGATCGAGTTTGGTTAATGCTGCAAATGACAGAACCAGTTAGAGAGACTAATAATCAACATAGCTGGTGTGCAGAATACAACATTGGCG